GGTCCCGGGAAAAATTTCAAAATTTTCACGAAAGGGGGGAGGAAATAATCACATTCCCGTCCGAATCGACTCTGTATCGCCTTCCGGTTTCCGCATTTTTGTGCAACATTGCGTGACAATTTCTGCAGACAAGCTGCAAATTTGCAGGGTCTAGGGTTATGTGTGGATTATTTATGTTCTCCGGATTCAGAGGAATTTTGTGGTGAACGATTTCCCCGGCAACGATGAGGCCATTAGCCCAACATATCTCACATAATCCTCCGACACTTCTGGCGTATGTTTCCCTGGTATTTTTCCAGGCTTTTGTTTTGTAGAAATTTCCTGCAAATTCTCTGGCCATTTTTCTGCAACAAAAATGACGGAGATTTCTCTGGGAAATGTTCCGCCATTTTTGCGAAGGATTATTGTCGATGAAAAAGTCATCGGATCTGTCTGATCTTCCGCCTACAATATACCATATAGAAACATGGACATAGTAGGACATATATTTCAGGACATATACTTGCGGGCAAATTCCTGGAGCGCCTTGCCGTGTAACCGGGTGCAGTGCCGGGTATCATAACCCACGGACTCTGCCACCTGATCCCATGTCTGCATAAGGACGTATCTACAGGTGAGTATGTTCCGGTAGGTGCGGTTATCTATGCCGTCAATCTGCTCTGTGATCTTCTGGCGCAGAGTGATCAGCCTGTCGATCTTGCGGTTCAGCTGCTGCTCCATGGTTGCGATCTTGACGGCTGCGTCTGCTACTGGGTCTGATGTACTGCCAGAGTGTCCGACATTCTCATTCGGATCTGGCTGTGCACGGATGCCAATGCTCATACGCAGATGTTCCAATTCCTGGTATTTGATATCGATTTCCCGATCCAGCTGCCATAGCTGGCGAAGATATTCCTTAGCGGTCATTACTTCTTACCTTCAATATCTACTCGAATCTTGAGTCCGCTGAATGCAAGTTCTAACTTGTACATCAACTGCTCACATATCATTCTGTCTGACGGTTTGAGGCCGTCTTGCGAAAGCTTCTTAACTCCGGCCTGCAGAATCGCTGTCTCTGCCAGACCGATTTCCAGTGTGTTACTGTTCATGGTTTTGCCTCCCACTTTCGGTGCGATCCACCGTACCATCCACAATGCACGCACTCGTACTGATATTGTTCCGGGAATGTAGTAAGTACCATTCCCGTATCCATATAGATCCGCTCTCCACAGACCGGGCACTGGATGTCTGTCAGGACATACCGCTTTGCCACAGCCAGATCGCTGTTAAATTCTTCCCATTTCATCCGTGCTCTCCTCTACAAATGATTCCGGCAACGGCATCCATGCAATGACGTTGTCTCCGTAATCATCCCACATACAACCGAATTGGAAGTAGTCCATATCTACATCTAATTTCCCATCCCAGACGGCAGTCACCAGATAGTTTCCGTTCTCGGCTGGAAGTCGCTCGCTGCAAGGAATCCACTTCTGTTCCGATTGCTTTACCAGTTCCGATTGTTTTAATTGATTAAACGCTTTCTCGACCGCTACAATTAAAAAATCTCTTTCTGTCGGACGATTTTCTAATGCATTATCTAAAATTCGACATACTTTTTTACATTGCTCATCTCTTATCATTCTTCCACCTCCATCTTTGCTCCGCAGTGACAGAATGGATAATTTTTCGATACCATGTTTTTACCATCAGTGATATTTACCAACATTCTTCCGCATACCGAACATATATAAGTATGATTGGTATTGGTGAGTTCAATCCACCGCCCAGTCTCCCGCTCTGGCTCTTCCCATACAACTTGTCTTAATGCATATTCTGCTAACTCATAAGCCTTATCGTATACATTCAAAAAGTTGTGGTTCGGATAATGCCAAATTGCATTTGCAACTACATCAATCGCCTCTTGTTTATTTTTCACAATCATCTGTTTTCCTTTCTGCGAAAGCACAAAACTGATAATCAAACTCATGTCCTTCTGCCTTGCCTCTATATGCAACTAATGGACACCATTTTTTGTATTGATCCCGTGTATCCTCCACTGAAATATTATTCTTTTTGCAATCCTTACAATAGATGATCTCTGACTGTGCGGATGGCACTTTCTCTTTGTCTGCTAAGATTTCTATAGCCTGACCTTCTGATAGCCCGTCAATAAGACCCCATTTTTCAATTGCGGATATTGCCACCTCTCTGCCGATTAAATCATCCATCCCACTTCACCTTTCTTCCGCATTCAGCGCAGTATTTCACATCGCCCTTTTTCCCAAGATGCCAACCGCATTTGCACCAATAATCTGAGAAATATTTGTAGTTTCGATGGGGTATTACTTCTTCTGGTGCTGCGGACGGGACAGCCTGCAATGCATCCACATCTAACCTCCATTGCGCTCTCATGCCCCGGTCGTAATCGCCATTATCATCATCAAACCAGACTTCTGGTTCTTCGCCAAGTGAGTTGATTGCGTCCTGTCTGTTAATCACATCCATCATTTGTCCTCCTAACTCATCTTCTTAAAAAGTGCGAACAGTACAAAGAGGAGAACGAATATGAGAAACCAAAACCTCAAACCATTAATTTGTTGTGCAATCAGATGTAATTCCGCTATAAGTTCACTCATCACTCGCCCTCCTCCACTAATTCAACGCTCATCACATCCGTAAACCCGATGCCTACATGCTCATCATCCTCCTCGACAAAATACATCTGCGCTTCTTCTGGTGTATCTGCCTCTACATAATAAGTCTGTGTAGCAGTGACTCTATACACGCTCATCACTCGTCCCCCTCCCAAATCATCGGTGTGCCATCTGCATTAATTAGCACGGTAAAATTACCGCTGTTATAGGTTCCACGAGAAACTACATACATCACACCAGTATATTTATCTCTAACCACTCCCCAGGTGTATGTTTTCTCAACAATCACAAATCTTGAATTTTCGCCTTGCTCTTCAGAAACATCAACGTGTTTGTAATCACATCCGGATAAAATGAATACCATTGCAAGAATTACAACCACTATAAACAAATACTTATACTTCATTGCTCGTCCTCCTGTTCCATGCTTTCTGCCATTTTTCTGCATTTTCTCCAAAGGTCTCATTCTTGCCCATCACGATCTTAAACTTCGTCAGGGCCTTGCACTGGTGACAGCAAATACCGACAGCATCGCCATCCAATCCCCGTACAAAATGCACACTTCCGCCGCAGAACGGACACGGTTTCAACTCGTCCATGACTTTTCCTCCTTCGCGTATTTCATAACGATTGGACATCCAAGGCACTCCATACTCCAGTTATCTGCGTCATAATATGGACACTGGTGGCATTCTGTCATGTCACTCTGATCGTTAAACATCATGTATGCAAAAGCCTTAATTGAATCTTCCATCACTTCTTACCTATTCCCTCCCCGACCGCAATAATTATCATTATCACGATCGCCACGATTATTACTGTTCCCATTTCTCTTCCTTCTTCCTCCGGTAATACTAATCCAGATCCTTCTGCTCTTCCCGTGCTTTTGCTATCGCATCTGCAATCACCATCTGTTCCAGTTCGCTCCGGTTCGGATCAGGCTTCCACGTTGCTGCCTCAAAGTGATTGATGTGCGGATACTCTGCATCCTCCCAGCAGAAGCATGAGTCATGCCAATTCACAGCTTCCTTCTCCGGCGGATTCTTCCGCTTCTTTCCGGCAATGTCTGTGCTCAGTTGTTGCTTGTTGGTGCACCACCCATCCAGCTTGCACTTCTCCCACGGTTCCGGATCTCTCCAGTACAGGCATTCATTGCATTTAGGACTGTTGCCCATGATATGTTTCATCTTTCTCCTCCCAACATTCACAACAATCATCCGGCCTCTTCTCTTCCAGAAACTCTGCACTATTCCGGTTCCGGCAAAGAATACACGGACGATCTCCCCACCAGCGACATGTGCTACAAGTCTTCATAGCTTTCCTCTCTCCAACTCGCAGATGAATGCCATGTTGCAAGCCGCATGCTTGTAATGTTCGATACCAGACTCTTCATCTACTCCGTCTGGGTCTTCCAGATAGGCAAGCAGGTGACGAAGAAGTGCGTCAACATATCTTTGCTTTTCTACCGTGCGCCAGTTATCCGGATCATGGTACTTAGCATTTCCAAACATGCGTACCTCTGCGATATCCCGGATGATCTGCACCGGAACCAAAGATAGCTGTAATTTCCCCTCGTCGTGTTTCGCTTCGTAATTCATACCTCCCATTTCACCTCCATACCTGTTACCTCTGTCATAAGTTCCTCAAAGTCGTCCGGTCTCTCCCCGATCTCCTGCCTCAGCTGATCCACCAGAGCAATGAACCGGCTGATCCGCTCTGCTCCCCAGTGCTCGTCCCGGTACAATGTGAGGCAGATACATGCAAGCAACAGTGGTGCGATCCATGTTTTCTGCATCTCTCTCATGCGGACCGCTGCTGGCAATGTGATTGGCTGTCCATCCCAGGCTCTGCTGTCAACGTACTGCAGATCATGCCAATCCCGATAGCCGGACAGCTGCAGGTCGATCCCGGTTTCTTCTTCAAGCATCTGAAGCATCGACTTCTCTGGCCCGTAATCAGCGCATTCGTGCCAGATCTGGCTGCTGGTCTCAAAACGCCGGTTGATCCGCAAGGCTCGCCAGCCGTAATCACGCCACCAGACAACAGCACAGGCAGGATAGATGATTTCGATCTGCTTGTTCATCTCTTTTGATAGGGCCTGCTCGGCGTGTTTTAGTTGTTTTTGGTAATTCATGAGGCGGCCTCCTGATCTAAGAACTTCAAATAACTGGCGATCCAGTCCGGTACAAAACTCATGTTGTCATAATCATGTTCCAGCTTGGCTGCATATTCTTCTGCTTGCGCCCAGAACTCTTCTGTTTCTGCATGATTTGTCTCGGCCCATTTCATGAATTTCCACATATTCTGTACAAAGTCATGTTCGCGATGTAATTTGTCCATTTTCGCCTCCTAGAATGGAATATCATCCATATCATCTGCTGCCTGGATCCATTGTGCTGATTCTGGCAGCTGCAGCATCGGCTCTGTCGCAGTTCCCGGTTCATGAATTCTCATTGATAGCGGTTCATACTCGACCTCAATGCCGTCCCAGTTCAGTCTGCCGGTTGTTCTATTCTTCGTGATTTTGATTAGCGACTTATTATCATCTTCCAGCTTTTTGGATTTTCTCTGGTATCTGATAACAACATTGGCTCTGTTGGTAATGTCTCCAGAACCGGAGATAGAATCATTCTCGTCTGAATCGCCTTTTTTTGGATGCGCCACAAGCATGATGATGACGTTGAAGCCTTTTGCGTATTTCGTAAGCTTAGTAACAAAAGAGGACTGCTGCCTGTATAGATCTTCCTGAGCCTTCAGCTCCATGGCCACCATCAGATTGTCAATCAAAATGAATTTGCATCCCAGACTTTTGACGGCCTGTGCAATCAGGTCAAAAACCTCTTCTTTTTCATCGACTACAGAACTATTGTCATAGATGTAACATTTCTTGTCATAAAAAGCGGATGCGGCATTTCTGGCGGCCTCTGTGTTTGCTCCATTGCAGATCTGCTTGTCGATCCATGACTTGAACGTATAATCTGGCAGCTCTCCGGAATAGCAGAAGACTTTCAAACCGTTCTGTATCATCTTTGCAACGATCTGGCTGGCAAAAGTGCTTTTTCCCTCTCCGCATTTTCCGGTGAGGATGATTAGTTCGCCTTCGTGGAATCCTTTGCCGATGGTTTCATCCAGAGTTTTGATGCCTGTCGGATAATGCGGCAGCTTGTCTAGATCTACGTTTTCCACTTCTGCCAGATTCTTGATCCGGAGGTTAACCTGTGGCTCTGCCTCTTCTACTGCTTTGACCAGAGCTTCTGCACCACATTTCTGCAGCAGTTCATTAGCGTCTTTACATCCCTGATAGCTGGAAGGCTTTACGATCCTGACCTTTTTAGGGAAGAACTGCGTGATTGGTTCTGCCAGAGTTATTTCATCGCCCTCTTTATCTCCAAAAACAACAATCTCCTCAAACTTAACTAACCAGTTCCAGACATTAGGCTTCCATGTAAATCCATTCTTTCCAGTCGGAACAGAGACGGCATTCTTAATGCCTGCAGCTGCACAGCTGAGTGAATCGATCTGGCCCTCTGTAATAACCAGCGTTCCGAAGTCTTCACATTGATACATGCCGAACAGAATTTTTTTGTAGTTTCCGGAAATGCACCATTCTTTACTTCCTTTGCTGTTTTTGGTGAATTCTGTGTTTCGATACTTTACAAAGACGATATCTCCATGTTCGTCTCGGAATGGGAAGCACAGGATATTTGGTTCATCTTCTTTTGTGGTAACTTCGTATTTCTTCGTAATCTCTTCTGGAATGCCTCTGCTCTTCAAATATTCGATTGCCGGATCTCTGACCTCAATCTTCTTGTGAGCATCCTTGAACTGCTTGAAACGGTTGCCAGCTCCGTTGATGTTGTAATAGATGCTCACAGCATCCCCCAGAGAAAACCGATCAGAGAAGTCTCTGGCAAGAGTAATGATGTTTCCCTTCGCCCCGCAGGAGGATCTCTTGCATTCAAACTGCCCGGTTTCTGTATTGATGGAAAAGGTATCTTTATCATGATTGCCGCCGCCATCACAGTATGGACAACTCTTGAAAATCAGTTCCGCACCTCTACGCTTGAACACTCTGCCAATACAAGAAGCAAACCGCTCAGCGTCGCCAGATTGATAGTGATAAAATTCATTATTCATATCCATATTCATCATCTGGTTCCTCCGTAATTATTTCTTTATTATTGTTAGTAGGGTGACTGATTTCTAAAGAAGTCACCCCTACTACTTCTTTAGGAAGTACTTCTTCATTCACAGAAACTGTCTCGCTTGCTGTCTCGTTTGCATGTTTTCGCCTATGATTCTTATTTGCAGAATTTCCAGTATTTATGCGGATTAGAGTACCCTTGTTCCTAGTGCTTTTTACTGTCACAAGGCCTGTCTCGCTAAGTGTAACCAAAAATCTCGACACCTTCATTCTTGATCCCCAAAACCATTGATTTTTCAAGGTTTCAAGGGATGTTTTAACTGTCCCGTCACTGTCCGCCCTCATGCACAAATCCATCCACGCATGCCACTTATCAAATGGCTCTTCAGAATACAGAGGATTGTTCATTTCTGCCCGCCAGAGCTTGATCCAGCCCTTGTCTCCGTAGTTATTAGCCATAATCCCCACGCTCCAACCTTTTCCGAAGTTCTCTGTACAGAATGTTGTTAATCATCTTGCCTGACAGCTCTTTTTGACAGAATATTGGAGAGATATCAAACTCCGCCATGATCCCCAGAAGAGCTGCCATGTAAGCATTCGGATGAAATCTGGTTCCGTATCGTCCATGCATCAGCTTCTCCCAGGAGGCGTCTTCGACTAACAAATAGATCTTCGCTCCGTGTTCTTTGGCCCGCTGGAACTCACGCTTGAACCTGGCTTTTTCTTGACAGAGATTGCTTGATAATTCCGTCAGAGACATTTTTCTTTCGATTACAACATCCCCGTAGACCCTCGTATTTTCAACGTGGAGAGGCTTTCCATCTGGGAGCGTAAAGTTGTAAGTATAATCACCATAATCGAGTTTCTGGCGGATATACGGCACGGAGAAAGAGGAATACCTTCTCCGCGCCTGCTCTGTTTGTTGTTCGTTGGAATCAATGAAGATCTGCATAGATTTGAGGCAGCTTTCAATTTGAAATGCATCCATCTTAGAACGGAACTCCTTCATCATCATCGCCATCAAGTGACATAAACCCATCGTTGCCGGTCGGCATCAAAGACGCTGGGATCTGCGGCATGGCTCCATTCTTGTACTGCGGTTTCGGTAACTTAAAGTTGCCCTTGCGGATGTCATCTACAGAATGTGCTGACTTGAAGGTGGTGTACTTGATCTGCTTGCCATCGATCACAGTATGAACTTCACCGAAGACGCCGCCGATCAGGAGGCCCTTCCATTTGTTTTCATCCCAGTCAAAGTGATAGTTCTGGTTTGAATCTTCCAGGGCATTCGTGAAAGTTTTCATTTTCCGGGTCGTCCATGTGTCCTGCTCTGATCCGTCTTCTTTGGGAACATACAGAGTAGTTGTGCCTTTCCATTTCTTGTCTTCGTTCATGTCAGAATCGAATTTCTTTTTGAAGAATCCAGTGTATTCGCCATCTGCCACATCGAACGCGATGATGATTCTGTCAGAGGTTCCGTTCTGCCCGTTCTCGTACCGGACTCCGGTGATTTTGAAAATGTAACCCCCGACTGGGAGCTGCGATGCTCCGGTTGCATAGCCTTGTACTTTATCGTAGTTGTTGATTGGTTTCATATTTATCCTCCTGTTTAATATTCTTCTAAAGCCTTAATTACGATCATAATGTCGTTTTCACATTCATCTGTATCAAAAGCTCCCAGAGGAACTTTGCAAGTGCATCCGTCAGCTGACAGAATGAATTTGTATTTGCCATCCTGCCGGACTGACCAGACAACTGTGGTCATCTTCGATTCCAGGACAAGCTTTTCCAGTTTTCTGCCATTTGTCTTAATTCTGGTTCTGATGATTCCATTATCGTCAGAGATTGTTTCTGAATGACAGAGGATGATAACAGTCAGGTCTTCTCTGAGTTCCAGAGCCTGGTTGATAAGCGCCCATCCATTCTGCGCCAGATCAGACCATGCAGAGCGTTTATCTCCGGACTGCATCGCCAAGATCCTCATCTCTTCTGCCACCATTAACCCGTTCAGAGTGTCGATGACCACATACTTGATTCGTTTGAATCGCTCGTCCTCATTGATATGTCGGAGCGTACTGGATGCGATTGAAAAATTGTCATTTGACAAATAAAATCCCTTGTCAGTGTTTTCTTTGTTCGCAAGCGGAAGATACTGAGATTTCCACCCTTTCCAGTTGAGGCCCTTCTTGTCGCAGTCAAGGTAAAACGTTTCTGCTGGCGGCAGGTTCCGCATAGCAGTTGTTTTTCCTGAGCCGGATTCGCCCATGATGCCGATTACTTTAGCCATTGTTCCCTCGCTTTCTCTGTGATAAAATCACAGTGCATATAAATACTTTCAAGTGCCGGGATTGCTCTTACCACTTTCAGCATCCCGGTATTTCTTATCTAATTCTTAAACTTCTACTTTGTTCCAGATGTGCAAACGCATGAAGATCTACCCCGGCCTTGATGTCAGTAGCAATCTTTTTCTTATCGACCTTAGCCTCGACGATCAGGTACTCAATCGGGATATCATTGACGTCTTCTGCATCAATTACTACAGAGGGTGCGTTGTTCTGCACGTTGAAGCTGAACAGATCCGTCTTGAATTTGGTCTTGCCGGTCAGCTCCATGGTTGCCTGCAGGTTCTTCTTCATCCGGTCGATGTTGTTCTCGATCGTCCGCTTCCGGTCTGTCATACGGTCGATCTCTGTCTTGTAAGCAGCTGCATCCGCTTCCAGGGCCCGGATCACTTTGGCATAACCGTCTGCCTTCTGCTCGATTTCATAATCTAAGCCTTCCAGGGTATCATTGATCACATCCTCGTCAGCTCCGTCTTCCAACATGTGCAGGAGCTGCATCCAATCATTAGTTAATTCATACAGAGTGGACATTATTCTTCCTCCTTTTCTTCCTCTTCTGGTTCCTCCAGCTGCAGCAGCTCCATCAAGTCAGCAAACAGCTTTTCTTCGAACCGCTCATAAACCGAATCAAACATGATGTACAGACAATCAGATGCCTCGGAATGATAGCAAGTTGCTTTCGCCCTCAGCTGCTGGAACACGTTTTCGTAGTGCCGGATTTGCTGTTTAAACATCCTCTGCTGCTCCTCCAGCCGGTCAATCTGCTGCAGAGCGTTGTACAGAATCAGATCCGTTGCCAGTGCATTGTCTCTGTCCAGACCGTCTAACAGTTTTGTTACCTTCATTTTTTTCTCCTTCCTAATGGTTGTATGGCGTCCTAAAATTACTCTTCCTTTTCTTCTTGTGTGGTGGCGAGATGTGCTGATCCTCCGGAGCCTTCCATCGCCAATTCCTTTGAAGCCAGCGTTCTTTTTCATTTTCAGCCTGCTCCGCAAGCTTCGTCAGCTTATTGGTCAGACCATATTCGGCTCTGATTCTGGCAATCGTTGCCTCGGATCTGCCGGTCAGTTCTATGATCCGGCTTGTTCGCACACCTCGTTTTACAAGCTCGATTATTTGGTCAACTTCCTCGTCGCTTAATTTGTTCATGTCTCTGTTCCCTCTACTCTCGGCAGCCAGTCTGATGCGTCTGCCGGATGCTTCTGCGCCCAGCGATCGAATGTAGCCATTGCCTCCTGCCGTGTCTGGAACCGATACGGTTCATGAGGCTGGCCTTTGCGACATGGGCAGAAATCACCATCTGCGCTCATGGCATAGCGGATCTCTCCCGGCCTGACGATCATCAGAATGTACCTATCTTCTGCCCGCATACCTCGATCCTGACCACTCCGTTCTGGCGATGACATCCTCATGCACTACCTTTTCATGATGGGATAAGATCCCGAACAGCAGAAGGGCGATGCAGAATGCTGCTGCGATGAATAGCACGATATTAACAATACTTTTCTCTTCTCTCATGATTCCAAAACCTCCTTGAACTCCCCAGCTTCCATCATGCGTTCGAATTTCTGAACGTTTATATAGATTGGGGATGTCTTGCCTCCACCAGACCGGAAACAGAACTCCGGAGCCAGCGAACAGTGAACCAGTTTCTCCATCATCTGCCGGACAGGAAAGCCTGTCTCTCGGCAGTAGGCTCTGGCGAGTTGGTATTTCTGTTTCATGATGGGCCTCCTTAGTAATCATTTTGTTGACTTACGCAGTAAAAAAAAGAGACTCTACGGAAACTCCAAAATAAGCAGCCAGTTTCATTTTAATCACATCATTCGGAATGCGTTCTGCACTTTCATATTGTGATATGGCCATCGGAGTTATTCCAATAGCGTCTGCTACTTCTTTTTGCGTTCGTTCACCTCGTAGAATCTTCAAGTTTTCTGCTATTTGCTGTTTGTTCATCTGTACCACTAACTCACCTCCTTTCAAGTAAACAATTTGATTATTGATAATAATAAACGTATTGTTTATAATTGTCAATAGATAATATAAACATTTTGATTATGTTTTTGGAGAAGGTGATTTTATGGAATTCAAAGATAGATTGAGGGATTTAAGAAAATCAATAGGCTTAACACAGCCGGAACTTGCAGAGGTAGTCAAGACTACAAAACAGGCAATATCCCAGTACGAACGTGGAGTCCGCCGCCCTGATTTTGAGACATTAGAATCTTTGTGCGATTATTTTAATGTTAGTTCTGATTATATTCTCGGCAAAAGTGATGTCACAGTCAGGTTTGTGGATTCGGATGGATTAAAGAAACTCGATGATCGTAGTGCCAGATCTATTCGCATCCCGGTTTACGGCAAAGTTGCAGCCGGTTACGACTATGATGCGATTGAGAACATATTAGGATACGAAGAGATCCCGGCCTCATGGTCAGGCGAGTATGCAGCACTCAAAGTCAAAGGTAACTCCATGGAGCCGCGAATCATGGACGGAGATATCCTGATCGTCAAGATCCAGGATGACGCCGAATCCGGGGATGTAGTTATTGCTGTTGTGAATGGCAATGAAGCCACAGTAAAGAAATTGGTTAAGCATCAGGACGGAATTGTTTTGCAACCGTTTAACCCGGCCTATGAGCCGATGTATTTTAGCAAGGAAAGTACGGAATCCACCCCCGTGCGGATCTGGGGCAAAGTAATCGAAAACAGACAAAAATATTAAGGAGGCAAAATCATGGGATTATTTTCAAAGAAGAAAAAAGCAGAACCAGTTACACCGCAGCCAACAGTTGTTAAAAGACCGATGTCACAGCTTACCTTTAAAGTTGCCGGAATAAGTAATTATAAATCAGCTATCGAGAAATTGGCAGAAGACCATGAAAATGACTGGTATACCGCCACCGTTAAAGAGATCCGGGAAGCAATGATGGATGATGAAAAAATCTATCAATATGATTTTAATGTCCAGAAAGTATTGCTGGTTGATGAACCAGATAACCAATTTGATAAGAACGCAATTAAGGTAATTGCTGACGGGGAACATATTGGATACGTTCCGAAAACTAAGTGTAAGCAAGTGAAAGAAATTTCCGCATCCAAAGAAATAAAGAGTATCCACTGCAACCTGTATGGAGGCAAGTATAAAATCGTCACATCCGGAACAGAAAAAGGAGAGACAGAATATGGAGCATCAATAGATATCTTTTATTATGATGATTAAGGAGGTCACCATGAAAAAAATCTCAAAACAAATAACCCTTGGCTATGATCCCATAACCGGCAAGCGCATCCGGATCAGGATCTATGCCGACAGCAAGGCCGGACTGAAGCAGGCAGAGAAGGACGCGATCCGGGAGTATGCGAAAAAAGGCAGGCCCTCACATATTCTGTATCAAGATTATGAAAAAAAGTGGTTTGATGCTTATTGCAGCCATACGCAGCCTCACACGCAAGCGGGCTACTGGACAATCCTAAACAAGAACAAACCTTTATACAGCAAGAAGCTGAAAGACATCACCAGAACTGATCTGCAGAAGATCATCAATGATCACTGGGACTCGCCATCCGTCTGTATAAGATATGCTCAGATTATGAAACGGATATTCGCCAGTGCGATAGATGACGATCTCTGCCAGAAGAACGTAGCACTCAATTTGAGCGTCCCTAAGGCCGTTAAAACGGTTCGCAGGCCGTTGACTGAGGAAGAGTTAACCGCAATCTCCAAAGCGGAATTTGACCCATCTGAACGCTTCATGATGGATGTTCTGCTGCAGTTTGGATTGCGACCGCAGGAGGCCTATGCGCTGAACAAACAATCCTTCAACCGGAAAGCCAGAACTCTCACGATTGACAAGGCCCTTGCATGGGATCACAACCAGCCGATCATTAAGTCCACTAAGACCGGAGTGACCAGAGTGCTCCCGGTTCCGGATTCCTTCTGGGCGCGAATTCCTGACACCAAAACACTTTATTATTTCACAGAAGACAATGGGCAGCTGCTCCGGCATCATAAAGCGGATGACTTTGCCCGTGGCATTCTGAAAAAGATCAATGAAGCCATGGGAGGCACGGACAAATTAAAGGTGACCGATATGACGCTGTACAACTGCCGACATCACAAAGCTTCTCTGCTCTATTATCTGCCCGGCATCAGCGTCAAAAAGAAGGCACAGTACATGGGCCATTCTGAAAGAATGTTTCTGCAGACTTATTCGCACATGATGGAAGATAAAGAAGATTCTGAAGTGCTCCGGCAGGCCGTGTCACTGTGACAAAAAGTGTGCCAAAAGTGGCACAAAACAGTGTGAAGTGGCGGTAAGTAGAAACAAGCAAAAACCCAGTAAAATCAACGGTTTCCGAGGTTTTTCAAGGAAAATCAAATCTCTTCAAAGTATTATTGGCCAGAATACTTGAATGTTGAATTTACGCGGTTTGTTGGCACTACTGTGCCGGTTATGTGTCAGACACACAAAAAAAATAGGCTCCCGGATATCAATTCCAGGAGCCGTTTTTCTTCCTATATATTATGACAACATAGCTGTCCACGTCTGCTTGCCTGCGATGCCATCAACATACAGTCCGCGTCTCTTCTGGAATGAACAAACTGCATTGTACGTGTTGTTGCCGTAGCTGTTATCAATCGTATCTGTATAGTCCCCCGTATATCTGAGGCACTTCTGAAGAAGTCCGACAAAGTCATTGTTGTCGCCCTTCTTGAGCATGGGAAGAAATCCCGTAAAAATGTCCTTTGTCATCTCTTTATAAGAAGGTGTGGGTGTAGGTTTCGGGGAGGGTGACTCGCTGTAATCGATCCACTTCGATGCCAGGCCATGCTCCGTCCAATATCCTTCTACAGTTTTTCCCTTGGCCCAGCTTCTGCTGCCGTCCGGGCCTACATAGGAATACTGGATGCCACCTTCCCATCTAGGCGTAGATTCCACGCAGTTGACAATGCCCTGACCCGGTTCTTCCCATTCATAGCCCAGATAACCGCCAAAGTGGCCGGGCATATAAAGGCACCGGAACTGTTTGCCCAACACTTTGAAGTTGTTGCTCCGGTCTGTACACTGATCCATAAGCTGTCTCTCAGAACAATCACCTGTTGCGGATAAGTCGGCTTGGAAACTACCCGGCTGCGGATTGATGATGCTTCTGCCATTAAACAATGCTTTATAAAGATTGTGGCAGTCCGAAGACCATCTGGAGCCAGACCAGTACAAAAGATTCTTTGGATAGCTGTTGTTATAGTCAGAAGGTGGATTACCTTTAGCCAGTGCAATCAGGGTTTCTACAAGTTTCTTCTCGGTATATGCTTTCATAGTCGGTTTATCATCTCCTTTCGGCTTTGCGGTTCCGGCAGTATAGATGCCTACATACTGGTCTATGTCTACATTGGTAACGATACCGGACACTCTGCCATACCAGTCTGTCTGACGGTATACGCATTTGTGGTCTGGTTCGGCATTGGTATGGTCTTCAAACCAGATGTCATATTTACGCTCTATATCACTGCCGTAAACACGATTGATGTAATCTCTATTGAGGTACACGCCAGTCGGGTATCCTTGGCTCAGTACGTAATCGCAAAAAATCTCTGTTACTTGCCTCTGTAAGTCGGTAGTCAGATTGAATCCCTCTTTTACAGCATCTTTAACAGTATCTTCTTCTTGGTCACACCAGATAACAGTTGATTGAGGTAAACCGGCTCGCCTTACGTTGTTGATGGCATTGGCAGCATTCTCTCTGGCTTCTGACATGCTATGCAGATATAGAAAGTGATACACACCGGGAACGCTTATACCGGCATTCTGAGCGTCTCTGACGTAGGACAGAAACTTAGAGTCTACACCTTCGCCATCACAATCAATACCCCAACCGCATCTGGGAATGATAAAGTCATACCCGGCAGATTTGACTTTCTTGAAGTCCACATGACCTTGATGGTGAGATAAATCCAATCCCTTCATCGTTCAGTCCTCCTTGTTGAACCACTCTGGTTTCAAGTCTCGTTCTTCACACCACTTATTGAATATCGGGGTCGCAACCCAATTCCCGTGGAGTTTCCCGAAATATTTTTCTCCGATCGTGAGAATTTCATGCTCTTCATCCGGCCGAAGCAAGATTAAAAGCAATAACTGCGTCCTCAATCCATCCTTTTCCAGAATATCCAGTTTCTCTGGAATTTTCTTTTTGCTATCATGTCGATTTACAAAAAATGTCACTAGCTGACTAAGAACCGTTGATCCTAAGACAGCAGTAACTATAGTTAAAGCTGTACTCATTTCTGCTCCTTCGGATATGGTTCTGAGTAAGTCATTGCTCTGGCACTGTCTCCAACACCTTCTGTTGTAGGATCAGTGACGATGCCCAGAAGACACAGGATGTCAATTAGCATAGTAGCCAGTTTGACGATCTGATCCTGTGCAAAAGGTGGAATCACACCGAAAAGATCAAGCCCGTAATAAATAAAAGATATAATTGCCAGAACGATTGCGACTAAGGTCGTTTTGTTCTGGAATCTGAGTTTCCAATTCATAGTATAAATTCCTTTCTTGTCTTATGACAATGTGTATGTAATTTCTACTTGCCCCGCCATAGGTGTGTTATTAGTGCCACCCCATCCGTTATCATTGTGTATCAGAATTGTAAGCAGATTCTGTTCATGCTCGATACTGGCGGAGGATAAATAACTTGTAGCATTAAAACTAGATGACCCTCCAATATACGCACCGTTCGTCATTCGCATTGTTGATATAATCTTAGAGATGGTTATGGTATTTGCTCTTGTATTAATCGGAGCCATGATGTATGCATCCTTATTAGACCCCGTTAGTACACCAAAGCCTCGAAACACCCTTGTTACCGATGTTGCCGAAGGTAGCAACACCTCTGGCTTGTGTTGTAATTGTAAAGTTCCTGATGCCATAATCTATGGCACTGGTTTTAAACTGGATAATGCAGAGTGACATTGTTCCCAGTTGATGGAGCACTCCCGGCCAGGACAGTGCCAACAACAAACTTGTCGATGTTGTTGTTGTACCACAGAACGTAATATCCTCCGGCAGATCTGTTTCTTACTACAATACAGACCTGCTGCATCGAAGGAGTTTTACTGCACGGAAAACCTTCTCCATCAAAGGAAGATGACTCTGTGTAATACTGCATTTCCTTATGTATCATTCCTGTCGCCATTCATATTTCGGCGGATGTGGCTAGAATAAAGCGTGGACAGTCGCATTAGCTCCACATGTGAACTTAATCGTTGTTCCGGATCGCTCTATTGTAATATTGTCGAAAGTGACAGTTCCGGATGTACTGGATTTGTATGTCACACCATCAGTCGAAAATCTCGAAACATTTACCGATGCAGTGCTAGCCGTCCAAACAAGAAAGAGCATCGTTCCATTGTATAGAATCAGTGCCTGTGTATGATTGGACGGCATCGTAAATTCTAGCGAGGTACCCCATCCAGTATGAGCAAACAATGGATTCCTGTTTTCTATCGTTCCACTAGCCACGAGGAGTCACCCCCTCTACCGCCTCAGACCTCCTTCCCGGAAGTCTAATGGAGACAGTCCTAAACCAGTGCACTGCCTCCTTTCTTCGATTTGTTGTGAGGCTGAATACCCCCCCGAATTTAGATTTCAGTATTGTCATTTTGTACCTCCTTCTGCCAGATTTCCGGGCCGACTTCAGTAGCACCGTGTGCGTTATTGACAGCGCATTGGACATAATCCGTCCCAGCTTCCTGTCCGTAAGCGTATGCTCCAAGATAAGCGTGATAGCTCTGCTTGGCCGCATCCAGAGTGTCCTTCACAACCACGCCCTTTGTAAATGTTCCGTTGTTCCTCTTAATCTGAATTAAGTAGTATTTCTCTTCCATATATCATCCCTCCTTAATTATCTTTCTTTATCAGCAGAATCTCGACCGTTGTAGCCGCTGTACATGTACCTGCGATCGTCAACCGCCCGGCAGTCTGCGTACTCCAAGAAGTCAGTGCCGTGATCTTGCTGTTATCCGTAAAAACTACGTTGGCAAGCACATGATCTGGGGTGATTCTGCTGTCATTGAACGTCACAATGTTGCCCGATGTCGCAGAAACAGTAACCCCCGTCTGCCAGATTACCCGGTTCTCGATCTCTTCTGCTATAGTCGTAGCTGTCCAGTGACTTGCTGTCCACGCTTCTGCTGTCGTGATCGCTGTCGTGCATCTGTACAGAGTGTTATCGTATATACAGTACTGCCCGACTTTATAAGTGGCTGTCGCATCGTAGGCATCTGAGATGTTGTCGGCCTTAGCATCGACTGCATCCACGGCAGAAATCAGGTCGCTAATCTCCGAGCCTCTGCCTACAATGACATAATTCGTGCCATCGTAAACCAGTTCCAAAACTTCTCCCGCCGTCCACGATGTCGCAGGTGTTACCCCGACCGGAGTGCCGCCGTACTGCACAATCGGCTTTGCTCCGGTTGTCTGCACGTTCAATGTCGGATCGGCGGCAGTATTGCTGTACGTGAATTTGACTTTCACCGATGCCCCGACCGACAGCACGTAATTCGCCAGAACCGCTGACTTAGCGGCCACTGCTGCAGTCGTATCACTGGTTGTGTATCCCGTAGTCGATATGATCGCGTCCTGTATGTCGTTCAGGTTCTGTGCCGTTACGACTGTCTGATAGTCGGTATACGGGACTTTAGTCAGTGCCATTTATCTGATCACCTCCTTTATAATTGCTTCGAGTTTGTCAATTCTTGCCGTTAATGTATCTATCATTTCTTTTTGCTCCTGTATCAGTTTCAGCATTCCTGGAATGAGTCGCCGTTCATCCCATGATTCCACTTCACCGTCTGCATTATGAATAACCGCTGACGGATAGATTTCTTCGACATCCTCTGCAATGAAGCCTGGGAGCTCCTCGCCTTCCATGTCATCGTACTGAAGCTGATGCCCTTCGTTATATACAAACTGTTTCACAGGCAGCTCATATAAGCGATGCGGATCGTTCCGTTCGCTCAATTCTGTCGTGATGTTGTGCTTGTATCGCTGGGAAGAGGAAGACGTAAACTGTACATATTTCCCGCACACGCCTAATGCGCCATTAGTAAGACGCATGTATATTGTGCTCGAAGCATATACCTCAAAACGATCACTACCCAGATTCATGTAGTTGTTCGCTCCAACGTAGGCATAAAACTTTTTGTCGATCATGCGGATGTATTGTGTACCTGCTTTGATGACCATTCCATGCGTATTCATATCGAGACGAATGGAATGAGTATCTGCAGTCGCTATTGTTGGGGCACTGCTGGCTGTTGGGAAGCCCGGCTCGTTAGTTCCAAGAAAGATGTGCGTCCACCCAAATCGGCAACTAGCGTGTTTTTTAACAGTTGACGATATATCGTAAACATCAATTTTATATGCGTTTATAGTACCGTCTGATGTATCAGATTGGGTATCTGTCGTACGTGTGACTATGACTCCTGATGTGGGCTTTGTCGACCCGTCTAAATTAGCGTTTGGAAGTACTGATATTCGTTCATTGTACGATGTGGATCTGGTTTGTTGATACAATGTCGCCCCGTCCATCATCCACTTGCTCGTTGTAGTTCCGCTACTATTTTTATCAGTTACCAAGAAGCCATCAAAACTACTCCATAAAGTGCCATTGTTAGACACATACATAAAATAAGATGATCCTAAAAGTGCCGAGCTGTCGCTAGTGACCATTTGCACATTGCCCCGGATCGTCGCCCCGTCTTTATCCCAGCGGCCGATCTCTGCGCCGCTTGCATTGTAGACGATCAATGCTCCAGATTGGTTGTTACTGCCGCCCAGCTTGAGCGTTCCGCCACTGCATCGGTTAAATGACAGCGTACCGGTTGTGATCTTATCGGCTGACAACGTGCCGGTATAAATGTATGCCCCATCTATATAAGTTGAATCAGTAGATGAACACCAAAGCGATGTGTAATTTGCGTTCGGCATCTGTCTAACCGTGCTAAACGAAACATTTCCAGCCTTGTCTGTATACTTTTCACAGGTAAAGAAGTAACAGCCCCTCTTCGGTCTTGGCATAACGTATTCCCACGCATTGTCGGTGTTTACGGCCGTCCCGATCGAAGTCGATGCGCTGATCGTCGGAGTGGTGCTGGATGTACTTCTGTAGTACACAGATTCCGATTTACTCAATGCCGCTTTGGCTGTCACATTTGCCACGTTTGCGGCAGTAAGGTTCGCATCATAAATCGCATCACTGTAGGATGTTGAGGTTGTGTTATCTGCAAATGTCTTCGTAGTCGCGATCCGCGTCCAGATATACTTACCCGAAGACCATGTGACCGTGTTCTGCCACGATCCACCTGTTAAGCTGTCTGCAGAATTGCTCAGGTAATATTGGTTCTTACTGGTCGATCCGGTAACAACTTTGCCTGCTGTTGCAGAATCAAATGACGAGATCGTCACTGCACCCTGCAGATCAATATGAGACGCCTGAATCGTGGCAGTTGTGGAACTCAGATTAATCTTGCTAACAAGATAGTTCCCGGTGATATCCGATTCACTGACCTTGAGCTCAATCTGTTCCGCCTGCTGAGTGATCGTGGATTCAGCGGCTTCTATCCGGTTGCCGAGATAATCCGTCACCTCCATGGAAGCCTTGCTCTGGATCGAAGCTGTGTTTGCATCGATGTGCAGTTCTGCTGCAGAAACCCTCTGCTCCAGGATCTGCAGGTCGTTGTCGGATACATAATTAGTGATCAGTGACCAGTCGCTCTCGTCAAAGTCACCAGAGGTTCTGGTATAGATACAGGTCATGATCTTGCCGCCTTCGCCGGATGCTGTGTTACCAACAACACCATAACCGGCGACCATGTAACCCACGACACCGGAGGAGTCATCACGCTGAGTAACCCATAAGTCTCCAACGTAATACGGCGGAACAGGTTCATAAATAAACACCTTAGACTTATCGTCATCTCCAGTGCCCTCAATATGCAGAACGCCGGTATTCAGATCCCAGTAGCTGTTACCCTGCTGTCCCCGGATCACACCGGCGCGGATCAGGTTACCGTTCAAGGTTCCTGTATTGATCCGATCAGCAACGATCCCGCCGTCCATGGTCATCGCAAGACCATACGTGCCGTTGTATCCGGTGCTGGAATAACCCAACCCAGAATTGTTGAACCGCCAGACCTTTACAGCCGTATCAATGTCGTCTGTATCCATGATCAGCAATTCATCCGGATGCGTATCACCGTCAGAGTCGTGCATGACTACGTGACCGCCGGAGTTACCGGAAATGATAGATGTCGCCTGATCGACTGCCGTATCCAGAGCAGTCTTTGTAGCGTATTTGCTTGCGATCTGTTCTACAACAGCATCTGCAGAGTTTTTCGACGTGTTCTGTACAAATCCCGGACGGACTTCGCCAAGAGTCAGCTTATTTTGAGCAGGCTGCAGCAGATTCAGCGTCTGGTTCTGACAGAGAAACTGTACATTGTTAATTCCGTGCGGAACCGACAGCACCGTGATCTTCTGCCCCGGAAGGAAACTGTCAACGTCATAACCGGCATCTGCCAGATCGACAGCAGTCAGGTTGATTGTTGTTCTGGGAGTCAGGGATGCAGCCAGATACTGATTGCCTCTGTACATCAGCATTGCCGGTGTCGTGATATCGTTCCAGACCTGAGAACCGACGATGTAACCGTATTTGGAAATGTTTTCAGCTGATGCAGTGATATAGTCCTTCCCGCTGTTTACGCTCTTCACCGTCAGCCTGGTTCCGTCTTCCGTCTCTGCTCCCAGAGGGATTAGCACGGTAATCACTCCGGAACTGTCTACTGTCTGCTGAATATCAATCAAATTCGATGCCAACTCAATCTTCTGGGACGTGGCGTCAATCATGTCCTGATACCAGTTCAGAGTCAGCTGGCCATTGGTCTTTTTGATGTGGAGATAACCGCCGAAAGAATCGACCAGATCCTTCATTCTACTGATTGATGTCTCATAGTTCTGATAGTCTCTGTAGCAGGCCGCATCCGAAACAGTGATAACGCCAACACTAAGCTGTTTACTGCTTTCCACCTGTTCGTTGTGGCTTGCAACAATCTTCCTGACCAGTCCATGCAGCGTTCCATCATGCAGAACCGGTCGGAAAATGCTGTCATTCAGAAGTGCAAGCAGACCCTCGCAAACGATTTCCCGCTCTAAGTTAAATCTATCGGTTATGGAATAAACTCTGCCGGAAAAGATCAGATCATCGTCACGATATACGTCAATAAATGACGTCACTCGCTGAAAATCGTCATAATGACTGTTCTCCGGAGGAATGCGAAAAGTAAACTGACCAGCTGAGCCGTACTGAAGCTTCAGAACAGCATAGGTCAATAAAAAAGACCCATCCTGAACAGACGAGTCGAAGAAAAGTTCTGTATTGTTTAGGTATGCTTTATAAGCCATTATTATAAGCTCCCATCCTTGTAAAGGATCTCTACATTACTTGTGCTTTGAACATACAGTATGTGCGTTCCTGCTCTCAGCTTAATCGCTGATATCTGACGTGTTCCGGCATCAATCGGATACAGCTGTCCCTGATAAGTCACAACAGCATTGTCTGTTGCTACGAATGTCGGAATGACTGTTTTCCTGGTTACATTCAGAGTAATCGGATCACTGCCGGAGTCTGCCGGAACGGTAATCGTGATATCCCGATACCGATACGGATCAGCATTCGGGATCTGGAACAGGAATGTCCCTAATGCTCGCCGGTGCTTGTGAGCATTGATCACGCATCGTCCGGTAAAATACCATCCCGGGATCGTAGCAAATTCCACTTTGACAGTTTTTCCTTCAAAGAGATTTCGGAAGGTAGATATGACGGAATCCCAGTCCTCTGCGTTCCGAATGCCTCCGAACGATATCGAGATCACACGTTTTATAAAATACGCCCCGCCAAAAACAGCATCTGCCGTGTCCAGCGGGCCTTCACGACCGGGAACCTGTACCAGCGTGTCTGTTGCCAGTACAGGCGTTCCGGCATAATCTGTATTTTCAATCGCCAGACCGAAGTCCGTCAGGCTGTTATATGTTGTTCCATCAACAGTGATGTTGACAGAGTTCGTTTTCATAAAGCTCATAAGCTTATCCTCTTGCTGTTCGCTCCTGCAGGCTTGCAAGTGCGTCATTCATTGCCGGAGCCATGTGTCCGGCCAGAGTGCCATCATCCAGAACGATGTTCTGCTGCTCTGCCAGATACGGCAGATACTGCGCCAGAAGCGACATCATGCTGGCGATTTCTGCACGGCTGGTCTCCTGCTGAGTAATGCCTGCGGTCACGTTCATGCTGTCCGCATTCAGTGCATTGACGCCATCCAGGTTCGTGATGCTGTCTGCCATGGAATCCATTGCAGAATCGATACTCTCTGTGGAATTCTCCAGACCGATTGCAAGACCTTCGCCCGCATATTCACCGATCCGTTCCATGACTTTAGACGGAGAGTTAATCTGCAGAGCATTGTTAATCACACCAACGGCATTGTTGGCAATCGTGCTGGCAGTGTCATACACCAGCTGCTCCATAGCAACCATACCGTTGTTAAAACCGATCATGGCATTGTTGCCTACCACAAGCATGTTGTCATAGATGTACTGCGTTGCAGAACTAAGACCACTGCTCAGGCTGGAACCGGCGAGATAACCCTTGCCTTGCATCTTCCATTCCAGACTTGCCATCGGCCCTTCAACAGCATCTGCGATACTTTGCGCTGTCTGTCCGATCCATGTCTCCTGCAGTTCCAGGTTCGCATTGAACCGATCCCCGGCATTGTAGCCCCATGTACCCATGGCGGGCGGCAGCTCCACCCCAAAGACCTGATAGAACCGGTCTGACATATCTGCCAAAGTCGTCGACAGCGGATCTTTCCATGCTGCAATAGCTGAATCGTATTGTGATCCGATATCGTCACCATAGCCGGATGCATCATCGCTCTTGTCAAGTTTCGATACGGCATCGTCTGCTGCATCCTCGATGTCTGTAGAATAATAAATGCCATCAGAAGCAGCTCCGACATATTCATCTGCGACGTCTTCGCCATAAGATGAAGCAGATTCGCCCTGATCGAGACCGTCCATTGCATCTTCAGCGGCCTGCTCGATTGCATAGTCTTCGTCGTATATAGTCTGAGCGGTCTCCTGAGCGTAGGCCTGTCCGGTTGCTTCGCCTTTTTCCTTGGCCTCTTCGCTCTTGTCCATCAGCTCAGTGATGGCCTGTGTTGCTTCATCAACGCTAAGCTGACCGTTCATAAGACCGTCAACGATGCTTTGAGGAATCTTGATGCCCGCATCTTTTGCAGAAACAATGGCATATTCCAATCGGGCCGGGATCTTCTGGCCGAACGTGTCTTCGTAACGCTGGATGATAGCAGCCGTTGAATTATTGGCAGCAGCTGCCGCGTTCATCATAGCATTGGCAAGCTCTGATTCTGCATAGGTGACGTTTTCGGAAGATGCGGTGGCATTGTCGCTGGCGTCGGTGTAGTTATCGACAGCCGTGGTGCATTCCTTCATGACTTCACTGAAGTTAAATCCTTCTGTGCAAGTCTCTGCAATCTTACTGCTTAACGCCTGCTGCATTGGAATGCTGTCGTTGGAAAGATAATTCGTAATATCTTCCTGCGTCAGACCATACGTACCCAGAACTTCGTTCATTTCCGCCTGAGCATCGGACAGGTTCTTCTCTGCCAGATACTGTTCTTTCAGACTTTCCGTATAGAAGTCTGTCAGAGCAGCAACCTGAGCCTGAGCTTTCATGGCGGAAATCTGGTTATAAATTTCCTCTGTATTCAAATTCAGGCTGTTGGTGTTCTCATCCCATGCCAGTCCCAGATCCGGAACTGCTTTGTTCAGAGCATCAACCAAAATCTGGATCTCTGCCTGCTTCTCTGCTGATCCATCATAGGATTCGATCAGGCTCTGCAGTTTGGTGTTTAAAGATTCCGCAGCAGCTGCTTCCGCTTCGGTATTGGTTGTAGAATCGGTATAAGCAGACTTGGTATCTTCGATTGCCTTCTGCAGGTCTTCGTTAGCACCTTTAATTCGCTCCAGTTCTTCCCGGAATGGGGAATTCTCCCAAGCTTCGTTGGCAAAAGATTTAAACAGAAGATCAAGACCGGTTACCAGACCGGCAACGGCTGCCACAACCAGCGCGATCGGGCCCCAGGTGGAATTCCCCAGAGTAGACAATGCGCTGGAGATTGACGAGATCCCGCTTAGCACCTTGCCGCCTATCATAAGTAGTGGCCCAATGGCAGCCACAACCAAACCGATTGTTACGATCAGGTTCTGTGAGTCTTCGTCCAGATCCCCGAACCATTCTGCAAGACCAGAGATAAATTCGGAGATCTTCGTCATGATGGGAGCCAGAACATTACCGATTGCTTCGCCCAGTTCCGACATAGACACCTGCAGGCTCTGCCACGCCAGTGCCATCTCGTCAGTTCCGTCCATCGTCTCATTGTAGGTGTCATCCACGGCAGTGCTATAGTCATCCATGGAGTCTTCCAGATCTCCGATGCTAAGCTTGCCTTCCTGAGCAGCCTGAATGAATGCAAGGCCGCCGCGCTTGCCGAAGATCTCGTAAGCCTCTGCCGTAGCATCTGCTGCCGTGTCAGAATCCTGCAATCTGGCGATCAGGTCGGACAGGCCTTCCTCCATCGACAGGCCTTCCGAATTGTAATAAGCAGCCGCTTTCTGCAGTTTGCTTAGCATGTCGCTGGAGTCGATACCGGCCTCTTCGAAAGATCCCATCAGTTCAATAGCATCGCCGATATCCAGACCCATTTCTTTTAGGGCCGGGCCGTACTGCTGCAGATTGTTCAGCAGCTCATCCATGCTGATGCCGGTGTTCTGCGCTGTCACGGTCAGAAGGCCCATGACGTTATTGGCTTCTGACTGATCGACGTTGAACGTCTTCATCGCCTGATCGACGCCTTCAACGGCAGTCTGGACATCCAGGTCATTGATATTCGCAAACTTTAAGAAGGTGGTGGACAGTTCTTCTAATGCTGTTCCGGTCAGTCCGAACCTTGTGTTGACTTCGCCGACAGCACCACCAATGTCATCAAAGTCACCGACCACAGAAGTCGCCACATTCTTATAAGACTCTTCCAGCCCCTCAGCTGCTTCTCCCGTTGCGCCGGTCTTCTTGATGACGATATCCATGCCGGAATCGACTTCATTGAATGCGGCAACTGCAGCCGTACCGAATGCGGCGATACCAAGAGATATCGGCATCATCTTTTCACCGGCAGTAGTCAGCTTATCGCCCCATTCTCCGGTAACAGTAGAAATCTTCGCCAGAGTCTCAGAACCAGAGCCTGCAGTGCTCTTCAGGTTGTCCAGCTCCTGTTCTGTGGCAATGATCTCCCTCTGCAATGCCTGATACTGTGCAGAGTTCTCATCAACACCATTCTCGTCCATCGTCTGCTGAGCCTGCTTCAGAGTATCCAGCTTTTCTTTTGTCTGGCTGATCTGGTCTTTCAACAAACCTGTCTTCTGCTCCAGAAGCTCTGTGTTCGTCGGGTCAAGCTTCAACAGCTTATCTACATCTTTCAGCTGCTGAGATGTAGATTTAATCTGACTGTTGACAGATTTTAACGATTCAACGACGCCAGAAGCGTCAGCTCCTAATTCGATTGTAATACCACGGATTTTAGTAGCCATAGTTTAAAGATTGTCCATGTCTGATTGAGTCGCCAAAAACGGATACTCATAATTGTCATTCGCTTTTTCGATGAAAATATCCTGCACCATGCCGACTGAGATTTCCTCCAGATCCGAAGGTGATAAACCACAGCTCAGAGCACGATGCAGGTACAGGCCAGTGTTAAACTGACGGTCTATTGCCCGCCCTTTTTTTTTAACGAACTGGTCGTTTTGTTTTCGGTCTTCCACATATCGATAAGTTCCGGCAGAATGTTGTAGATATCCAGGATCTCAAACTGACTGAGCCAGTCTTCGATTTCCTCCGGAACACTTGGATCTGCGTGCTTGGCGAAGCAGTAAGCCAGGCATTCGAACATCTCCAGCGACTCTGGCGGAAGAACTGCGCCGCCTTTTTGCGCTTTGATGTTCTTCTGCAGCTGATCCATATCGATAAATATATCTCTGCCGAATCTTCTGCGATAGATATGCGGAATTGCGCCGGAAGACTTGAATAAGACTTCCTTGTCGCCTATCTGAACTGTTTTTAACATGTGTTACACGCTCCTTTGAAAAAACAGGAGAGGCCCGCAAGCCCCTCCATAATGAATAAGTTAATCTTATCAGCCAGTAGTAACCGGTGTAGGTGCAGGTTTCTCCCAAACCTCTGAAAACCATCCGTCATAGGTTTCATCCGGGGTCTGCTCCGTGGTTCTGGCTCTTACCGTGCCATCGCTGTTCGGAGAGGAAGAGATCGTAAAGGACTCGGTCTGAGCCTCAATCGAATCTTCCTTCGTATCGCCGTCCATGTTCGGACGAGTAGCAACGCAGTTGTAAACCCAGAAGCGGGAAGCTTTGGCGTCACCTTCGATCTGGAAGCCCAGCGCGAATTCAACAGGCGCGCTCTGTACTTCTTCCACGAGTACGTGATCCGTAGCATCCAGAGTGTTGCCAAGAACATCCTTGATAAATCCTTCCGGAATCATTGCAAGTTCCAGAGTTCCTTCATAGCCGTTGTTCACGCTGACTCTGAAGTAAGCGACATTGTCAGCGTAGAATTTGTAAAGCTCGCCCTGTGGCGCAAGGGACAGAGACACAGCACCCGGAAGAGCAACCGGAGTTCCGTATCCCTCGTCACCTTTAATTGCATAATAGCATTTGGACAGGCCGTATTTAATTTTGTTGGTTGCTGTAGGCATTTGATTACCTCCTATATTTCAACTGTATAAGTGATTCTGTAAACAATTTCATCGCTGTCATACGATGATTCACGCTCCCAAAATATACCGGCATCATTCAATGCATCTTCAAGAAGCTGTTCGGTTGCACGGCTCTTGGTTCTGCTCAGCAGATCTATTTGAATCCGCGTCGCAGAGTGCCAGACCTTATTGTCCGCCCCAAGATTGTGCGATCCGGTCTCCTGATACACGATGAATGGCAGCTCCGGCGGATCATCTGCAGAGAATGCAAGATATGCCACCGGCAGACCTGTGCTGGATAAAACCGTATAAAGTTCTGCAAGTGTCATCTACACACCTCCCTCGATTGTCTCCCGGATCTTCCGCTCAAGAGAATCACTGGCATTTTCTTCTGCAGGTGCCCAGTGTGCCCGGGCCTGCGTCATGCCGTAAGTCTGACCGGTCTGGTTTTTGATCGCGTGACCTTTTTCCAACAGATGTGCAAGCGACGGCTGCGTAGAATACACCGTGTATTCGGTCTTTGAAGAGTCTGATGTAACCAGTTTCTTCGATTTGAATGACCGTTTATAGGTAGTTCCTCCGAACAATCCGCTTGCTCTCTGTTTAAGATCCTTGACCGTATCCTGGGCGACTTCCTTGACCAGATCCGGCATTTTTTTGATCAGATCATCCGTGTACTGCTGAACGATCGTCTGCACCTGACTGCCCAGCTGATTTGGGCTGATAGTTGTGTTCTTCGCCATCACGCACCACCTTTCGCTTCAGTATACAGATGCACTCGCTCGTTCTTACCGATATATGTCCGGTATACGCCGTATCGATTGCCCTCAAACTCGACGATCTTCTCGCCTTCGTAATCGGGCGCAAAAATCACGAAATCAAAAATAGGCCGAAAACCATTCCGACCGGCTTCTGCCCATTCCTCCCGCTGGATTGACCAGATATCGCAGTAGACCTGCTTCTCTGTCTCCTGAGAGATCAGCTGACCGATCTCGTCTTTGGTTTTGGTCTCCTTGATTAACTTAATGACATTGCTACGATCCATCAGTCATCACCCCAGTTCGTATAGCCGGTTGTAGTCATCAGCTGACCGCGCTGTTCTGAATAAGATTCCTTCAGCCGTTCCGGATTCTCCGGAGTGCCGAACTGAAGCCTCACGTATGTCATCAGAGCGCGAAGCACCAGCGGAGATAGATTATCTGTATCGATAATGACGCCTCTGGTTGTCAGATCGAGATAACCGGCCTGAATGATGTCGGTAATTTCTTCATCAAACGCGTTGGTAGTGACTCTCAGCGCGACTTTGGCCTTAGCAAGTAATGTAGTTAATAATGTTTCGTTCATGATTTTGCTCCAATCGAACGGCAAAAGCGGCTGCCGGAGCGTGTGGCAACCGCTGGGATCAGGTTTTTAAGCCTGTTTTGCCTTATTTTGTATCTTTTAATAATTGATACTGTTTATAAAGAGTGTCTGTAATGACCACATTGCCAACATGACCACATACAATGCTCGGATCGCACATGATCTTATAGCCACAATCCCTCGCGCGGCAGCAGAATGCTACATCTTCCCCGCCGTTCTGCATCGGATGGAACATATACCCGTGCTTCATCTGCACGCTCAACAGAACCTCTGTTTTCAGCAGTACACAGCCGAATCCGCAAGCTTCAATTTCAAATAAGCTGCTCGGTATATCTTCCACCCAAGAATAATCCCATGTCTTGCCTTTAAGCTTCATTTTGTCAAATAACACAGGGCTGTATGGTGGTTTACGTTTATAGTAGATGCCAGACAGAATATCCAGATTGTTATCTGTCATTGTTTTGAGCATACGCTCATGAAAGTCATCAGGGAAAACCATGTCAGAATCTAGCCATAAAACATAATCGAACTTTTCTTTCATGGCATATCTGGCTAAATCGTCCCTACTTGTGTATATCAATGATCCTATCTGGAATGCTACTTGGCACTCCCCTACCATCCGCATTGTCACCAGGCTCTGCGCAAATAACGCCGGAACCTGATCCATGCAAGGAATTGCTATCAATGTTCTCATACATACGCTCCTTATTTTGTTGTGGCTTTTGGCTTTCTGGTTGTCTTCGGTTTTGCCTTTTCGGGGATCGCCTTGATCAAACCTCTGTCAGTGCAGTCTTTGATGCGTTCCTGGTCATCCCAGTCAACAATATCTCCGACTGCATACTGAATTTTGGTATTATAACGATCCGCAAAAGGTGATATAACCTTATACTTCATCGCCGGTCACCTCTCAGCCCGTTACCGGTGCAGCTTCTTTGGTAACATTGACGAAATGCTTATCAGCAACAACAGCCATGCCGACATACTCACGCCCGATAACCCTTACAAGATCCTTGGTAGCATCAGTATACGGATCAGTCAGGATCTGCAGAGAGTCCCCGTTAGGGAAGTTCGCCTGAGCGCCGCTGAAGTCACCAACGATCATATAGGTAACGCCAGTGGTAGCTGCAGAGTAAGCCGGAAGCTTATCAGTATAGACAATACGATCTTTCAGACCTTCAAACACATCGATGCCGTAGTTAGCACCAAGCTCGATAGCACGGAATGCCGGATAAGTTCCTCTGTTCATTGCGATATGGATGTTTCCAGCCTGTCCACACAGCAGAGCCAGCGCCTGACATACAGTATCCGCAGCCGGATTATCCTGGAGCTTCGGAACACCAACAGCAGTAGCAGTTGCAGCAGTACCTGCAGCGGTGATCTTACCAATCAGGATCTCTTCTGCCTTCTCGGTGATCTTATGAGCGATCTCTTTGAAGATGTATCCCATGGTATCAACAGTGGTTCCTTCCAGAGCCTCATCAGATACGGAGATCCATTTCTTGATCATTTCATTCTTGATCTCAACAGTACCAAGAGTTACTGTCTCTTCGTTCGGTGCGCTATCACCTTCCAGATGTACAGCAGCACCGGAAGCAGTCAGTTCAAAACCGACTTTGACATGGCCTTTGAAGTTAGATTTCTTCACCAGACCCATAATAGCATGCTGCTCCCATGCAGTCCGGATCTCGTTCTCCAGAGCTGTCGGAACCGGAACATAACCGGTCGCTGCTGTAGCGTCTGCTGTCAGCAGTGCACGGCATTCGGCATCATCGCCAGTCTTTAACATATTCAGATATGCAGCTGCATATTCCTGTGAGCTTCTGATCTCTTTAAGTTCAGGCATCTTTCTTTCCTCCTGTGTTTCAATTACTTTTTCTTCCGGAGCTTTTCCTTCAGCGACCATCTTCCGAAGCTCTTCTTTTTTAGCTTCAGCAGCGATCCTGGATTCAAGCTCTTCTTTGATTTCTCTTGCTTCTGTCTCCAGTGCCGTAATGTCTGCACCTTCGGCATCAATCAGATTGCCAATTTCAGCCATGCGGTCACGAAGTTCGGAAGCACTCACATTTTTAATTTCCATATTCTGCCTCCATCGCAGTTAATGTGGTCATAACAAGTATTTTCACTCGTTTGACTTGATCATCATGTTTCTTCTTTTCTTCTTCAGCCTTCCGGAACTCCTCCGTGAGTTCTGCGATCACTCCGTCACAATAACTCCGTGCTGAAATTTCCGTACCATCATTGGCCGGGATGCTTACAGCTGATACATCCCACAATTTACTGATGCCGGTAATAGTACGGGTAACTGTTAACACTTTATTTTCATCGTCTCTGTCCTCAGTTCTGCTGTCCTTTGATACAGTAAAGCCGAAGCTCATGCGAGTTGTGTAACCACCTTTAATTTCTTCATACAAATTTCTGCCGATCTCCGTGCCTCCCAGATCTGCTTCGACCAGTAAGCCATGAGCGTCTGTCCTTAAAGACAGTGTCTGATTACTTGTTCTTGCGAATACTCGACCTTCATGGTTGTACTGCATGATCACATCGGACATGTCACATTCAGCAAACGCATTCGGATCCACCTGTTCCAGAATATGAACTCTGTACCCTTCCCAATTGTCATAATTGAAAAGCTCATATGGCTCATTGAATGTAGTAGCGTATCCTCTGACGATCTTCTGATCCGGAGCATCGTCAACAATCCTGACTTCAAAAGCATGAGTATCTCTGTAGCTTCTGTTTTCATTCAATTTCTGTTCTATAGTTTTATTCAGTTCCATTTTCAGAACCTCCTCCGTCATTTACTTTTTCTGAAGCATCATAATATTCTCCCCGGATGATATATGTCTGTCCGGAGCCGTCCGGGATCGGCGGGAGATTCCAGATCTCGCGGATTTCATCACGATTCATGATTCCTCTGTCCGCCATCTGCGCAGACACGTTCAGCTTGTCCACATTACTCATGTACTGCATCCGGTTGGATGTGAACATGACCGCCGCTCCATAGGATCGTTCGGTCAAGCTAAACAGCATTTTCGTCAGACACTCACTCAGCTGGATGCTGAACGGTTCAATCGCGCCTTCATAAAATGCAGACCATCCATCTCCGGTAACTTTATTCTGCATCACGTCCTCATTCACTCCGAAGTAATTGTAGACGTTGGTATTAATCAACTTCTGCTGTTCAGCATCCACAACAAACGGCTTCGATTCGATCTGCCGGACGTTGGTGTAATGATTCGGGAATAGCAAAAATCCCGACTTACCGGACAGATGCTTCTCTGTGAATCGGTTCTGCTCCTTCTCCAGATCTTCTGGATCTGTCATCAGCTTATGTTCTGCCATGAACCGAAACGATGCGCTGTTTTTGATGCCTTCCTTAATGCCCTGGTTCTGAATCGCAATCAGATCCATCGTATTCTTCAGGGCATCGTTACCACTTCCGAAAAATTCGCGGCGATACTGGAACTTCGTTAAGAGAGCGCATTGGCTTAGCTCGATCGCAGCAGTCTGTCCGGCATCAAACTGATAGACCAGATAAACTACTCCGTTTACTTCCTTCACGCTGGCATTCACCGGAGTAACAGGATATACGCCGGTAACATCCCCGAACCTGTCAAACACTGGGACGATGAACAGAGTCGTATCCACTTCATAAATCGTCCGGGCCTGATACAGAAACTGGCTCCATGTCTGGAATTCATTCGGCGCATGTTTCAGTTTAGTCTGCAGTGCTGGTTTCGCAGCTCCTGACATCGTAAAAGCAAGCTTCGAAGAATGCCGGGCCAGCGCATCGATTGCAGAGCGCACCTGCTCCGACTCATAGATCGCGCCTCGCCAGTCCGTAAAGCTCGGCGTATACATATTAAGCGTCTGGAAGTAGGACATGGCCTGTTTGGCTGCCGTCCTGCCAGGAAATAGCTTCTGGAAAAGTCCCATAATTATCTGTCCTTGTTCTGGAGCCTGTAACCAATCTGGCTCCACCATTTTTGTCTCACGCACATGGCATCTAATAATGCCGCTGTGCCGTCTATGTGTTCCTTTGGTGATATCTTCACCAGCTTCACCTTGTTCAGCTCTACGTCCATCTTCAGAGCAGAATTCAAAAGGTGAATTTTCAATAAATCATTGTTGCCGAAGTTGAATTTCTTGTCTTTGATCAGACCTTCAACTTCCCGGATGACCGGCGTCAGATTATTGCCCTGATACACGTCATCCATCTGGTAGATCTGCTGCATCTCCTGCACCAGATACTGACTGGAATATCTATCGTAACCGATTTGAACCGGATATATTTTGTACTTGCTCAGCAACGTATCAAACCACTGTTGACAATCGTGATAGTCAATGAAGTTCTCGCCAGATGCGCTCAGCCAGCCCTTCTGCATGTAGATCCGATACGGTACGTTATCCCGTGCGGATGCTTCATCGATTCGGGTCTCTGGAAGCCAGAAATGCGCGAACACATTTATGACGCCATTCTTCTCAATGCAGAGCACGGCAGCAGTCAAGTCTGTTGTCTGCGATAGGTCGATACCGCCAACCGCGTAGCATCTGTGATAATCTTCCAGATGCAGCTCATCCCCGAAGCAACCAGCAATGTCCTGAGCCATCAGCCACGCCTGCGAAGAATTCTGCTTAATATTGCAATACTTGCACAGGAACTCTCTTTTCTTCGATAACGAACCCTCTGCGACTGCAATCTCCTCCAATAAATAATCGACAGTAACCGATACGCCCAGGTTCGGATTGCTTTTCTGCAGTTCGTTAATATCGTTCCATTTCGTTGCATCATCTACGATATATAAAAAAGGCAGCAGTCGTTTCTCGTTACTGTCGCCTTTGAGGAATCTGGTAGATCGTGCCACCAGCTCATCATATATACTGTCATTGATATATCCGGATGTGGAGCAGCTGAACAGGATGGGCTCCGGCCTTGCTCCCATACCGGACTTCATGACTTCGTACTGTTTCAGTCCCTTGTCGCCTTCCCATGATGCAATCTCATCACAGATACACAGCGACGGGTTAAAGCCATCTGATTTCTTCGCAGAGAACGCAATCTTCTTAAACGTGCTGTTGGTCTCCGGATAATACAGATCCGTCTGCCTGTGCCGGATCACTCCGGAGTCGTCTGCCGTTTTCTTATTATGTGCGTCCTTACTCTGTTCTATCTCCAGCTTCAGCTCCTGCTGCTCTGGATCCAGCCAGATCATCTGCCAGGTATTGCCATAAATGATCTCTGCCTGATCCAGTTTCGGAGCAACACAATAAACTCTGGAACCATACCCGCCATCGATCCGGAACTCATAATCTGCGATTGCAGCAGCCAGTAAAGACTTACCATTCTTCCGGGCCACCACCAGAACAACCTCCCGGAACTGCCGGTTCCCCTTATTATCCACAATTCCGAACATGGCAGAGATCAGAGCCTTCTGCCACAGCTCCAACAAGAACCTTCCCGGAGCAAGCGGCCCCTCAACATGAAAACAATGATTTTCAATCCATTCAATGGCTGCATTTGCCTTTTTGCCATCGAAGTAAAACAGCTTATCCTCTAATCCATGCACCAGATACTCATAGATCTGGCGGACATACTCGCCGACTATGATGCTTCCGTCTTTTATTTTTTGATAGTATTCGTAAATATGGTTATTTCGGCTCACATCTGTTTTACTCTCTCGTAATCTGCAAAAGAAAGG